ACTAGTAGTTTATCAAGGTAAGTTAGGTTATAAAGTAATGGATGAATTTGGCGGATTTGAAACTCTTGATTTAAAGGCATTCACTAAGAAGTTCGGTTAACATATAGGTTATATTATGTCAAAAATATTGATGGGTATTATAGCAGCAATGGGACTAGCAGGTTTCATGTATTATAATTTCTCTATAGTACCTATGAAGAATAAGTTAGAAGAACAAGCCAAGGTTATAATAGCACAAGACCTAAGAGACCAAGAACAAAAGGCCGCCATCGAGGCCATTCAAAATAATCTACAGCAGACTACTCAAGCCTTGAGTGGTTTACAAGTTAAAAATCAACACTACGAATCCGAAATGGCAGAATATTTAGATATATTCAGACGCCATAATATTTCTAAGTTAGCCAGTGCAAAACCCGGTATGATAGAACTTAGAGCCAATAATAGAACGAAAGAGGCCTTTGATGCGATTGAAGCAGCTAGTCAGCGTATTAGTTCTCTTAACGATTAGTGGTTGTAGCCTGTTCCAACAGGCGCCAAGAGAAGTAGAGATTATAACTAAGCCAGTTAGAATAGAAATTGTTCAACCGGTATTACCAAGAGCAATTGATTTAAAAGAACCTAAGTGGTATGTAGTATCCGATACTAAGATAATTGAAAATTGCCTAAAGAATCCAGAAACTAAAAAATCTGATTGTAGTTTGGGTAAGGAAGATTTATACCCTGATGGGTATACTTATTTTGATAAATTTATAGACGATATTAAAAAGAAACACGGGGGTGATATAGTATTCGTTGCCTTGACAGTAGATGATTATGAAATAATGTCTTATAATACTCAAGAAATTAAACGATATATTAATCAGCTCGGCGAGGTGATTGTTTACTACAGGAACGTAACGATAAATGACAAAGAGGCTGGAGCAGTTGAAATCAAGGTGGAGCAAGAAATTGGCGAAAAGTAAAATGAAAGAGCGGTTAACGGTTTGGGAGCGCGCTGAGATTGCAGCCAAACTATCCGCTATTGCATATATGGATGAGGTATGGGCAATTGGTAAGTGTAAAAAATTAGGATTTGCTTCTGCTAGATTAGTTAGTCGTGGCGGTGCAGAAGTACTAATTGTAAAGGATCGAACAGACTTATGGTTTGCCTTCCGAGGAACTGAACCTTCTAAGTTAAATGATGTTCTGGCAGATCTTAAAGTAATTAAGAATATTGCTAAGGCCGGTGGTAAAGTACATAGTGGATTCCAAGAAGAGGTCGACGATGTATGGATGGATATTGTAAAAACCTTAGAACATAACGATCAATTAAAAATTAGAAAGGATGTATATATTACTGGGCATAGTTTAGGAGCCGCTATGGCAACTATTAGTGCTACAAGATATAATCCAGAAGAGCTCTTTACCTTTGGTTCTCCAAGAGTGGGCGGGAACCTCTTTATTAAGAATATTAAATGCCCACATTATAGATTTATGAACAATAATGACATTGTATGTAGAATCCCTCCTGCATTTTTGGGATTCAGACATCATGGAGAAATGATCTATTTTAATAGGCTTGGTGAAAAACAGGATGGGCCCACATGGGGAGATATGCTGTACGGTATTTTACAATCTTGGAAACGCTGGAAATTCTTTGACGGTATAGTAGATCATGGAATGCCTCGCTATGTTCATGCTATTAAGAAATTAGCAAAGGTAAAGTAAGTGCATTTTCTATTAATTCTATCACTTAAATCTATTCTGGGTTCTATTATAGGATCTTCTTTTTACGCTTGGTTCCAAGGCACAAACGGTGGTATCTGGTTCCAGAAGCACGTAGATAGATTCATGCAATATTTCGCTGAAAAGTATGATTTAGAATTGGCTAAGAAAGACGCCAAGTTTAGAAAGCAGTACCCTCTAGCAGCCGATCGGCTGGACAAACTAGAGCAAGAATATCCCAAGTTGATAGCTAAAATAGAAAAATTAGAAAAAAAGTAAAATATCACTTTACATTTCAGTAGAAATGTGATATAATATATACTATACAAACGGAATTAATAATGAATGTGATAAATGTAATGAAAATAAGTGTCACTAAACGTGATGGAAGTAAACAAGATTTTGATTTAGAGAAACTACACAAAGTACTTGAATGGGCAACAACTGATATAGCAGGTGTTTCTGTTTCCGAGATAGAACTTAAAGCTAATATTCAACTGTATAACAATATACCCGCATATGATATTCACGAATTGTTGATTAAATCGGCTTCAGAACTCATTTCAGAACACACTCCGAACTACCAATTTGTATCGGCCCGATTAATCAATTATAAACTACGCAAAGAAGTTTATGGACAATATGATCCCTGGCCTCTGGCCCAGCTAATTGACTTAAATATAGCACGGAATGTATATGATGCTGAAATTATTTTACAATATACACCCGAAGAAATCCAGCAATTAGATAAATACATTAAACACGAACGGGATGAAACCTTTACTTATACTGGTATGGAACAGTTTAGGGGTAAGTATTTAGTCCAAGATCGTAAGAACAAAATCTATTATGAAACTCCGCAAATGTTGTATATGATGATTGCTGCAACATTGTTTATGAATTACCCAAAAGAAACTCGATTAAAATATGTTAAGGACTATTATGATGCAATTTCTCAATTCTACATCTCGCTTCCTACTCCAATTATGGCAGCAGTACGTACTCCAACCCGTCAATTTTCAAGCTGTGTTCTTATTGAATCTGGTGATAGTCTCGATAGTATTAATGCTACTACCACTTCCATAGTAAAGTACATCAGTAAAAAGGCTGGTATCGGCATCAATGCAGGAGCTATTCGAGCTGAAGGAGCAAAGGTAGGTGATGGTTCGGTAGTTCATACTGGATTAATTCCGTTTCTAAAATACTTCCAAGCTGCAGTAAAATCTTGTTCACAAGGTGGTGTTCGTGGTGGTGCCGCAACGGTATATCTACCACTCTGGCATTATGAATTTGAAGACCTGGTAGTATTAAAGAATAATAAAGGTATTGAAGAAACACGAGTAAGACATATGGACTATGCATTCCAGTTTAATAAATTAATATATGAGCGCCTATTAACTGGTGGTAATATTACCTTCTTTGATCCTAATGATGTTCCTAACTTATATGAAACATTCTTTACAGATCAGGATAAATTTAAAGCTCTTTATGAAAAATATGAACGAGCCCATTCTATTCGTAAAAAGTCACTCCCAGCACTAGAGGTATTTACCCAATTCCTTACAGAAAGAAAGGATACTGGACGTATTTATTTAATGAATGTGGATCATGCTAATGATCATGGTGCTTTCTTACCAGATCTTGCTCCTATCCATATGAGTAATCTATGTTGTGAAATAGACCTACCCACTAAACCCCTTGGTGGAGAAGAAGATGGTGAAATTTCTCTGTGTACTCTATCTGCAATTAACTGGGGGCTAATTAATAATCCAAGAGATTTTGAAAAATACTGCGATCTGGCAGTCCGTTCTTTGGATGAGTTATTAGATTATCAAGACTATCCAGTTCCGGCAGCTCAAAAAAGTACAATGGCCCGCCGTCCATTAGGTATCGGTATTATTAATTTAGCATACTTCTTAGCCAAGAGGGACTTTAAGTATGATGAATCAGCATTTGATATTGTTGATGAATATGCCGAAGCATGGTCTTATTATCTTATCAAGGCCTCAGCCAATCTTGCAGAAGAAAAAGGAACAATTTCTAAAAATAATGAGACAAAATACGCCAGTGGCGTTCTCCCAATTGATACATATAAGAGTGCAATAGATAATTTAATAGAGCATAATGAACGATTACCTTGGGACGAGCTGAGAACTCAACTTAAAAATTCAGGAATCCGAAATTCGACTCTCATGGCCCTTATGCCGGCCGAAACGAGCGCACAAATTTCTAATAGTACTAATGGTATCGAGCCACCAAGAGCATTGGTATCATATAAACAATCTAAAGATGGAGTAATGGCCCAAGTAGTTCCAGGATATCACCATTTAAAGAATAAATATGATCTATTATGGGATCAACAATCTCCAGACGGATACCTAAAAATATGTGCCATACTACAAAAATATATTGATCAGGGAATATCTGTCAATACTTCATACAATCCTGCACACTTTGAGGATAATAAAATACCTATGTCGGTAATGATGAAGGATGTTATAACAGCATATAAATATGGGTTAAAACAACTTTACTACTTCAATATCAACGATGGTGCTGGAGAAATGACAGATGATACAGGAACGGTAATAGTAGATGGTCATGCAACAAAAGTAGAAATCGAGGACGACGATTGCGAGAGTTGTAAGATATGAAAAAGAAAGAAAGAATACCCATGAAAGGCGGCGACGAATATGATGTACTCACAGGTGCCAGATACTATCTAGTCGGTCTATCCAAGCCGGGCATATGCAAGAAAATTAAACGTAAGTATAACAAACGATTCAGAAAAAAAGGAAAAATAGATGCCAGTATTGAAACAGAATAGCAAATCCCACTTATTAAAGAATATATTCCTTGATGAGCCGGTAGATATTCAAAGATATGATGAACTGAAATACCCACAATTAGAAAAGATTACAGAGAAACAACTTGGATTCTTTTGGAGGCCCGAAGAGGTTGATATTTCAAAAGATAAAAAGGATTTTGATTCTCTGACAGAACACGAGAAACATATTTTTACGTCCAACCTTAAACGTCAGATCGTTCTCGATTCTGTACAAGGACGTGCTCCTAATCTCGCATTCCTACCAATCGTTTCTCTGCCTGAAGCAGAATATTGGGTAGAAGTTTGGTCACTTTTTGAAACTATACACTCAAAAAGCTATACACATATTATTCGTAATATCTATCCACGACCCGGGGAGGTATTTGATGAAATTTTAAATATACCTGAAATTGCAGAATGTGGTACCGATATTGCTAAATATTATGACGACCTTATTCATTGCAACAATCGAGGAAGTACTAGTCCTTTAGAACATAAGAAAGCAATATGGATGGCTATACAATCAGCTAATGCGCTGGAAGGTATCCGATTCTATATTTCTTTTGCGTGTTCATGGGCCTTTGCAGAATTAAAGAAAATGGAAGGTAATGCAAAAATTATTAAATTCATCGCACGGGATGAAAACGTACATCTTGCCGCTACAACAATTATGTTAAAGTTGCTAGAAAATGAAGATAAAGATTTTGCAAGGATTTCAAAAGAAACGAAAGACGAATCTACAAAACTATATGTTGATGTTATTGAACAAGAAAAAGCATGGGCTGAATATCTATTTAAAGATGGATCCATGATCGGTCTTAATGCGAAATTACTTTGTGATTATATAGAATGGCTTGGGTGCAAACGAATGCGCGCAATTGGTCTACCAGGTCCATATACCATACCCCAGTTGAACCCACTACCATGGACGGAAAAATGGATCAGTGGTGGTAATGTGCAAGTTGCCCCACAGGAAACAGAGATAAGTAGTTATATAACCGGTGGAGTAAAACAAGACGTGGACTCTGAAACACTATCAGGACTAAGTTTATGAATATAGAAATTTATAGTAAAGACCTATGTCCATATTGTGATATGGCGATTCATAAAGTAGAAATGATGATGGAAGAAAATATTGAAATTAAAGCAGCGGTATATAAACTTGGTGAAGATTTTGGCAGAGAAGAAATGATGGCAAAATTTCCATCTGCAAGAAGCTTTCCTCAAATAGTAATTGATCATCAGAGTATCGGCGGCTGGTTAGAATTTCAAAAAATTTAAATAAAAGGAGTTAATATGGTCTACGGACCGAACCCTACGAGCTGGATTTTAAATGATTGGTGAGATTGTCCTGGCATTGCAAGCTGTTAATTCCCTCGCGAGCGCGGTCTCTGAAAGTGCAGGACATGCCAGTACGTTGGGCGGGATCGTTAGCAAGCTGACCAAGACGAACGATGCTATTCAGACTGCCGAAGCACACCATCATGGCAAGATGAATCAGAAGGAAGCTTTGGATATCGCTCTGGCTAAGAAACGCACCCAGACCATCCAGACCCAGATAAGAGACCATCTAATGATGGCTGGCTTAACTGACGTTTTGCAGGACATGGATCGGATCATGAGTGAAAGCAGAATCCAACATGAGAAGGACATGGCTGCATTAAAAAGGAAGAGAGCTGAAAACAGGAAGCTGCTTGGCGAAATTGGCCAGATCATTAGTATTTTCGGGACAGTGGCTGGGACGGCACTCGCCGCTGTCTGGGCGTGGTTCAAGTTTAAATAAAAGGAGTTAATATGGTCTACAGACAGAACCCTACGAGCTGGATTTTAAATGATTGTGAGTATTGTTATAAACGCTCCTTTATAAGTTTAGATGATGAACGGGATTCAGATCATTGGTTCTGTCCAAATTGTGGTCAGCCGACAGAACCAATAGTTGAAGATTATAGGGATGCGTTGGATAATTATGAAGAATACGAGGAATAAACCAGAATGGCTCTATCAAGGAGTAGAATGGGAACCACCAGAAGCATTCACGCACGACGACGCGTATGGTTTTGTTTATCTAATAACGAACAACAAAGATCAAAGGAAATATGTCGGAAAGAAATTCTTTTGGAGTCAAAAAACACTATCAATAACAAAGAAAAGAAAGCGCCGTAAAAGATTAAAGGTAGAATCGGATTGGAGAACTTATTGGGGTTCCAATAAACATCTAATAGCAGATATAGAAGAACACGGAACTGGGGAATTTACAAGGGAGATACTTCATTTGTGTAAGACGAAAGGTGATTGTGCATATATGGAAGCAAAGGAACAATTTGCTAGAGATGTACTACTCACAGAAGAATATTACAATGGAATTATCGCTTGTAAAATAGGCGGCCAAACAGTTAAAAATTTAATCAAATAACCCTTTACTTTTACACAAAAGTGTAGTATAATATACCTATTATGAATAATATAATAACATTTCCAACAGAAAGACGGCAAGAGCAGATAGATGATGAACGAGATCGGGTGTTCGAGAACTTCACAGAGGAATGTCACTATACTGCCCATTTTATATTACTATTAATTGAGGATTGTATAACAGATATATCAGAAGACGAAGTGTCTGCATTTGAGATGATGGCTTTTAGGGATCCTAAATTAGCAGAATCTCGTGATATGTTTGTGATTATTAATTTGTTATCCTCAATGTTTATGAGATACGGGAGCGTCAAACATTTTTTACAAGATGATTTAGATGCTATTTTTGATAAAATAGAAGCGAATAACTATGATATTACTTGATTATAGCCAGATCGCACTATCGAATATTATAGTGCAGAAATTAAACGATGAAAACATGATACGCCATATGATACTTAATAGTATCCGTATGTATAATAAAAGATACCGCGCTGAGTATGGCCAGATGGTTATCTGTGCTGATGGTATGAATACTTGGCGCAAACAATACTTTCCAGAGTATAAAGCTAACAGAAAGAAACGGCGCGATGCTACTTCGAGTATGGACTGGCCTGAAATTTTCCGAATTTTAACTCTTGTACGAGAAGAAATTCGAGAGAACTTACCTTATAAAGTATTACATATGGAGGGTTGTGAGGCCGATGATATTATTGGTGCACTTGCTATGCGTACTCAAGAATTCGGTCAGGGTGAACCAGTAATGATTGTATCTTCTGATAAGGACTTTATCCAATTACAGAAGTATAATAACGTAAAACAATTCTCACCCATTCAAAAGAAGGCAGTTGTAGATAAGAACCCACGAACATATTTGTTTAATCATGTCATGCGTGGTGATTCTGGTGACGGCATACCAAATATTTTATCTAAAGACAATACATTTGTATCAGATGATGCCAAACAGACACCCCTACGGCAAACACGAATTGATGATTGGTTAGATAAGAGTGATAATCTAAAAGATTCAATGGCCGAGGAAGTTTATCGTAATTATCAGAGAAATAAGACACTCATTGATCTAGCGGAAATACCAGAATCAATACAAGAATCTATTATAAATACTTATGATGAACAAAAATTACCAATGAAAATGAAAGTTTTAAATTACTTAATTAAAAAAAGATGTAGCAACCTGATTGAATGCGTAGAGGAGTTTTATAATGCGTAAGAATGTACACGAAATCTTGTCGGAAGCGGCTAAATTAACTACTAAAAAAGCGAAGATTGATCTACTGCGAAATGCAGATTGTCCTGCTCTTAAGGACATACTAAGAATTAACTTTGATGATACTATCGTATCGCTATTACCAGAAGGTGCTCCACCATATAAAAAAGATGACATGCCCGATGGTATGAATTTCTCTACACTTCATAGAAAAATGAGCCAATTTGCATATTTCTTTAAGGGTAACTATTCTGACATGAATCAAATTAAACGAGAATCACTCTTCATGCAGTTATTGGAAAGTGTTAATCCTAAAGATGCAGAACTATTTATTGCCGCAAAGGACAAATCAATGAAGTTTAAAGGCATTACTAAAAAATTAGTAATGGAAACATTTCCCAATTTGATTAGGAAGTAAACATGAAATATTTTTCCGTTGAAACAATTCAAACTTTTAAGCATAGGTATGTTATTTCTGAAGAAGACCTACAGAAAATGAACCCAACTATACCTTACGAGGCCCATTGGTTAGATGATGCAGTCACGTGTAATGACATTGACGAGTTTTCTCAAACACATATAGGCGAGCAAATCATAGGCAATCAGGTTCTAACGGAAAATGAGGTTTTGGAAATCTTTGACACGGAAAATGATTATCTATCTAGCTGGACAACCGAGGAAAAGATAAAACATATCAGAAACCAACGGACCAGAGTGGTTTAACTATGCCCACATATGATTTTAAAAATTTAGAAAACGGAGAAATAGAAACTAAGTTTATGACTATTTCTCAAATGCAGGAGTATACAAAAGATCCAAATATTAAACAACTTATTGGTTCACCCAATCTCGTAAGTGGAGTAAAAAGTACTTTGACTCAAGCAGGCGATGGGTGGAAGGAAGTACAAGATAAAATTAAATCAGGTTTAACTCAACAATATGCAGATAGGATTAAAACAAAATGAATAGTAAACAAGAAAATACTGAAACCATAGAAAATCAAATTTTACATGCAAAATTACATGGAATAGGTATAAAAGAAGGATATTCAGAGAACGTATGTGGAATATTTAAAAACATTAAAGAATATTGTGATAATAATAGTTTTGAAGTAGGACATTACTATGATTATGCTGAATTAGATAGCATTCCAGGTGATGGATATTTTAAATGGATAGGATAAAAACAAAATGACACTACCAGACGAAAGATTTAGAGCCCTTAAACAAGGGAAGAAATTATTAGAAGAACTTTGCGATCCGGGTAAAACTCCGCGTGTACCAAGTCTTATCAGAAATAGGGCAAGAACCACACTAAGACATTACCCTGCTGATTTCGATTTAGATGATATGGCAGAAGCCTGCCCAGAAATCTTGCAAAAAACCTCCTCGTTTAAGAACTGAACAAATGGGAAACTTTAAACATGAAAGAGTTAATTTGGGATATAACGATCTTTGTGCAGAGACAAGGTCAACTGGTAGAACATATACCGCTCCTGATGGTAGTACTTATCCTTCTATTACAACAGTACTTTCAATTCTAAGTAGAGATTCTATTCAAGCCTGGCGCGCAAGAGTTGGTGAAGAAGAAGCAAATAGAGTATCAAGAATTGCCTCATCACGAGGCACAGCGGTACATGATTTATTAGAGAAATATGTTAACAACGATCCTGACTTTGCTAAAGGTGTGATGCCTCATATACTACAATCATTTCATGATGTAAAAGAGCAACTCGATTCAAGATTAACTACTGTCTATGCACAGGAGGCCCCACTATATTCTGAACACCTTGGTCTTGCAGGTAGGGTAGACTGTGTTGGTGTTTGGGATGGTAAAAATTCTATTGTTGATTATAAAACATCTCGCCGTTTAAAGAAAAAAGAATGGGTGAAAGGGTACTTCATGCAATGTTGTGCATACGCAATTATGTGGGAAGAAAGAACGGGTCAACCCATTACACAATTAGTTATATTAATAGCTGTAGATAATGAAGAGCCACAGGTGTTTATAGAACATAGGGACAATTGGGTAAAACCTTTGTTCAATGTAATAGAACAATATAATACTGAAAAGAAACGGAGGAATATTTGGGGAGTTAAATGAAAAAAAGTGTTGACAAATGGTCATTTGTGTAGTATAATATACCCATAATGAATGATAAGGAATTTTTTAAATTATGAAAGAAAATATAATATTAGTAGATTGTGATGGGGTAATGTGCGATTGGGAATACGCCTTTACACAGTTTATGCACCACAAAGGTTTCCTAACTTTTGATTCAACAGCCTATACTGTGGGTGAGAGATTTAATTTTACCCGAGAACAAGGTCGTACATTCGTTGAAGAATTTAATAATTCTGCTGCTATTGGGTTTCTACCACCTTTAAGAGACTCAGTTTACTACGTCAAAAGGCTGAATATGTTACATGGATATAAATTCCATTGTATCACATCATTAAGTACCAATAGATATGCACAGAAATTAAGAATCCAAAACCTTGAATTATTATTCGGTAAAGAAGTATGGGAAGATTTTATTTTTCTAAAATGTGGTGCCGATAAAGATGAAGCCCTGGCAGAATATAAAGATACCGGATGTTTCTGGATCGAAGATAAAACAGAAAATGCTAGGGTTGGTGATAGGTTGGGATTGAATTCAATTTTAGTTGCACACACCCACAATAAAGACGAAAGCTGGGACATTCCACGATATTGGAGTTGGAAAGAAATATATAAACATATTATTGGAGAAATTTAATGGAAATGGAACCATGGGAAATATTGGCAATACTTGAATCTAATAATAGTAAGAACTTTAAACAAGAAGTTATTGGTCAACATATAGATAATCCTTTTTTTGTCAGTGGTCTAAAAAAGGCTCTAGACCCTTTAGTGACATTCGGCACTAGAGATGTTTTAATTAAAGAAGATGATGATAATGCTCCCGGTTTAGTCTGGGGAGATTTTAATCAACTTTTATATAACTTAGAAACCCGAACTCTTACTGGTCATGCAGCACGAAACGCAATTCTTATGGCAATGAATACGGCTACCAAAGAAGAATGGAATGGTTGGTATCGCCGAATTATCTTAAAGGATCTAAAGGCCGGATTTTCAGAAAAAACTGTTAATAAAGTAAAGAAAGGCACCATACCGGTATTTGGATGTATGTTGGCTCGTGATGGCGCTAAAGAAGAAAAGCGATTGGTTGGCGATGTAATTATAGAGAATAAATATGACGGTGTACGGTGTATTGCTATTATACAAAATAATTCTGCGACACTTTATAGTAGAAACGGTAAAGTATTTCCGAACTTCCCTCATATTGAACAGGCGTTAAGTAAACCTGAATTTAATAATATGGTATTTGATGGCGAAATCATGAGTGATAATTTTCAAGCTCTAATGAAACAAGTTTACCGAAAGACAGATGTTGATACCTCTGATGCATATCTTGCGCTTTTTGATGTACTTCATATATCAGAATTTAATAAAGGTAAGGGTAAGTATAATACCCTAGAACGAAAAGAAATATTAGCATACATGGTATTCGATGATTCTATTCGGGAAGTAAAATGGACTCGATGTAACCTAGACACTGATAACGGCAAAAAGAGGTTTAAAGACATGAATAAAACTGCTATTGCTGAGGGTTATGAAGGACTAATGGTAAAACCAATTGAAGCGATATATGAATGTAAGAGATCACCTGCATGGTTAAAGATTAAACCAATCATTGAAGTAACCCTTACTGTTGTGGAAGTTGAAGAAGGCCAAGGAAAGTTTGAAGGCACTACAGGTGCTTTGGTTTGTGAGGGTGTTGATGATGGAGTTTCCATTAAAGTAAATGTAGGTTCGGGTCTCACAGATGAAAACCGAGAAGAGATTTGGAAAGATAAAGATGTTGTAATTGGCCAATTGGTTGAAATTAAAGCAGACGCCATTACTCAAGCAGAGAATGGCGAATATAGTCTAAGATTTCCTAGATTTAAAACATTTAGGGGTTTTAATAAAAGTGAAAAAATATAGAAGTAATTTATGACAGAAAAAGAAACTAAAACCAATACTAAGTATCGGGGCATGCCCAAAAAATCTACCATTGTCTGGCGCCCAAAGATATACCCAATTGGTAAATTTAATTATAATGAAGTAAAGCTTAGGGTTGAAAAGGTTAGGGCCTCTGGTGATAAAGAAGCCCTGAAAACAATTACTAAAAACATTAAACGGGTGTGTGCAGATAACCCAGAAATATTTGATGAGTTTTTAGAACTTATACAGTAGGAGATTATGTCACCAATAAAATTAAAACCGTCGCTAAAAACTAGAAAACGTGGTGAAAAGCAAGATACAATAACACATTATTATATTAAAAACGTTTCACAAAAAGAATTAATTAAAGAATTAAATAAAGTCAATACTAAACCTAAAATTAAAGCAAAGATCAGAACTGAATTAGCTAGGCGCGGTATTAAATTATTATCGGAATAATTTGTTTAACTATATTATATAGTTGTCCACTTTGTTATGCGGCCGTATAGTTTGTTGTATAAATAGTAATACTATGAAACACGAGGCAGGTATGGAGAAGATGAAACGCTACAAAACGAGATATCATCGGGTACTGTTTGATAAGGACAGTCCATTCAAGCGTCATCAAGTTGTTCCAAATAAAAAGAAAATCATTCCCCGAAAAAGTAAAAATAGGAACGATATAAATATAAGTAATATAGAGGTTTAAATATGGCAGATTTATTAGATTTTGATTTTGGGTTCACAGCCGTTGATGAAAACGAGCTTGAAGCCGTACAATCAGTAAAGACTGAGGCATCTACTGCTTCGGCCACTGCTCACGAATTAGAAGATAAGCTAAATAAGCTTTATAATTCTATACTACCCTTATTAACAAATTTAAAGAAAAATCCTGAAAAGGAATATATTCTATGGCCGAACAGGCTTGAGAAGATAGAACAATTCGAGGATTTAATTACGGAGATTATTAAGTAATGGCACTACCAAGTTCACCAAACCAGATATCGTTACAAGATATCCTTTTTGAAAAACAAGCAACTACTACTGCAAGAACCAACGTAAGTCTTAAAGGATTATCAGTCGATGGGACAGACGATTATCAAGGGGGAGATATTACCGGAACTCCGAATGGAACTGCACCATATAAGATTTCAGAATTTTGGGAATGGTCTCAAGGGCCTTCGATTTTAATTAGTGGAAATCTGACGAATGGATATGATGCGGGTGCACCGTACGGGCCCGGATATAGCGGATACACCGATGGCGCGTATGGCAGCTTCGATGCCGCCGCCGGCGGCTGGAGTGGAGCAGAGTTTACATATGATAAC